TGAGCAACGAGATTGCCGCAATGATCTGTCGTGCTACTAAATCAGCACCAGACGTTGTACTGACCAAAGAAGATTACAGAGATTATGCTGAAGAACTGCGAGGCAAATAATGGATAACTCAATCATTTCAGATGTACGCACAGTGGCTTACAAAGAAGGTATTGAGCAAGGTATTGAGATAGCCCGTCAGATGCTCTGTAAATCATTAGGCAAGGAAATTGATAGTTTCGGTAAGGCTTGCGCTCACGTTGATAAATTGATCTGGGAGAAAGCACGTTATGAAAAAGCTACTATCAGCGAATGACTGGTTTGCTAGACATCCTGTCTGCGCTGGTGCAATAATTGTCTTTCTTTATTTTTTAGCCTGTTCAATATGAGTAAATCCATCTTAGATCCATCGTTTAAATATGTACCTGCATCCAGTACCAATGTTGCTAAAACGTTTGCTAAGGCTCGTCGTGAAATGCAAGCTAAGGCTAATCCGGTACAGCCTGTACAGGAAATCAAATCACTCAATATTATCGAGTATAAAAAATTCAATAAGGGGTAAATAATGTCTGAATATCAAGTCTACGCAAAACTGCAAAAAGCTAGGATCAAACTACAGCAGTCATCAATAAAGAAGTCAGGACATAATAAGTTTGCAGGTTATCAATATTTCGAGCTTGGGGATTTCCTTCCTACCATTAACGAGATATTCAATGAACTTGGACTCTGCTCAGTCATCAGCTTTGATAAAGAGTTGGCTACTCTACGCATTATCGATACTGATAACGGTGGCTCTATTACATTTACTAGCCCGATGGCTGATGCCAATCTGAAAGGCTGTCATCCTATCCAGAATCTAGGTGCTGTAGAAACCTACTCCAGACGCTACCTGTACGTTACTGCGCTTGAGATCGTAGAGCATGATGCGCTAGACGCTACAACAGGCCAAGAGGCTCCTAAGTCTGCAAAGCCTATTAGCAAGGACGTATTTGATAGCATGGCTATAGAGGATCAGGAGGCTATCCGCAGCATCGGAGTCCATGTTATCTCTATGCTGGCTATGGACGATGTAGAAGGAGCTGTCCAGTATATTGAACAGTGTGAGTTAGATGCAGACTCCAAAACCGCCCTATGGAGTTTGTTGGATAGTAAACAACGGGCAGCAATTAAGAAATTCACTACAAGGTAGAAAAATATGAGCTTTGATAATACAAATAGGGGCATATTGTCCAAAAATTTGAACAAAACGGCAGACAATCATCCGGAATATTCTGGCTCTCTGAACGTAGATGGCACTGATTACTGGCTATCTGCATGGATTAAAGAGTCCAGCAAAGACGGTAAGAAGTTCTTTAGTTTGTCGGTAAAACCCAAAGATTCGGTTAAGCAGAAGCCCAAAGCAAAGCAGGAATATGATATGCCAGAGGATCAAGTTCCGTTCTGATCTACGGCCTGAAAGCGGATGCTGCTTATTTGATTAACATGGGGTTCATCAACGCAGCGAAGTAAGTAAGGCCACCTTTATGGGGAAAGCGGATGCTGTGAAGTGGGTAGCTGGAATCTAATCACCGCCAGCCACAGACGCAGCGAGTACCCACCTAATACGCCAAGCCGGTAGTGGCGCGTAACACCGGCAGCAGGGGCTAGATAATCCTTCGGACTGCTCCAAGTCTAGTGACCCTGCACAATTTATAAGGTAAATGCCGTATACAGGCTTATAAATTTGTATAACCAAGACGCATGAGGATTGGGCGAGAGCGATACGAAGCTACCCGGGTGGATGATCGTAGACAGTCCTCAGTCGTGTTGGTGTTGTTTGGTATTAACTTAGCCATCGGACTATAGACCCCGAGAGAAGCAGCACCAACAACCAAGACGCATGGGAAGGTGAAGGGCGATAGTGGCATATTGCACACAGCCGATAGGGAATGCAGCCTTTCCAGCCGTGTTGGTGAATGCGTAGGCTGATACGCGACAAGCGGGCGTTGTGCTGTGACACGCAATCCGAGGGGTTGGTTTCCCCGATGACAAGCTAGGCTCAGGCTAGACAATATCGGAAAAGCGCAGCAAGCCGGAGATCAGCACCGGCCACCAACACTTTTTACATAGGAGACTTATGAAACTGTTAGACGAACTACAAAGCCGCTTTGAGATTCCTAACGATAGGCAACTGGCCGCAAAACTTGATGTCTCAACTCCAGTCATTAGCCGTATTCGTAACGGTAAATGTGCTGTGTCAGCCGATATTATGATCCGTATCCATGAAGTTCTAGGTCTGCCAATTGCTGAGATCAAGGAGCTTTGCCAGTGAGCTGGAATATCGCAGAACTAGACGTAATCCGATGGGCTGAAGCTAGAGGAATTGTCGCTAATTCAGACTCTAAGACGCAGTTACTCAAAGCAGTATCTGAAATGGGAGAACTAGCAGATGCCATTATTAAACGGGATCGACCTGCTATTGTTGATGGGATTGGCGATGTGCTTGTGTGTCTTATTGTGGTGGGGGCTTTAGAAGATATAAACCTAACCCATTGCCTACAATCAGCCTATAACGAGATTAAAGACCGTAAAGGCTACCTCAATAAGAATGGAGTATTCGTCAAAGATGGATCAAGTTAATCATCCAGCACACTATACCGATGGTGGCATTGAAACCATTGATTTCATTGAAGCCAAGAACCTAGACTTTCATCTAGGAAATGCCGTTAAATACATATCTAGGGCAGGTAAGAAAGAAGACAAGCTAAAAGACCTACTAAAAGCCCAGTGGTACATTAACCGGGCTATTAGCAGGATTACACCTTGATTAGCTCACCTCTGAAGACTACATGGTCATCATCCCAAACCTGACATAGCTCTGGAGGCAGCATCTGACCATCAACAAAGGTTAGGACTGCAAACCCAGATCTATGGTTCTTAGGGTTGTCTTCAGAGTATTCAAACTGATCCCCACTAACGTCACATAATGTACCTGTATCCACACCATATCTGTCACCCCGGTAATCTGACCAAGGCGTAACTTTCAGGGAATGTAAGTGGCCTGTGACTACGCTAATACCAGCCTTCATCGTATTATTGTAAACAGCATGGATGCCATTATGATAACGATGCTTAATCATCGTATGATCGTTGACCATAATGCTGGTAGAGAACTTCCACATGGGGAAATGGTCAGTCAGATTCATGCCTTCTACGCCTCGCCAAGTATCCCCTACCTGAGCCGCTAAACGGGCGTTAAAGCGCATATCGTGATTACCCCATGTCCAGTGTAGGGCAGAGCCTCTAGCGGCCTTCTCAACCTCTTTTAGACGTTCCTGACAGGCTTCTAGCTCTTGTTTTACTGTAGGCGTAGTACCCCATCCTGAAACTGGGTGTCTGGAGATAGACGCACCATCAAATACATCCCCATTCATAACGACCATCTTTGGCTTTAGTTCTTTGATGATCTTTACGAATGAACGATGAGCAGTGCTGATAATACCGGGCCAGTAGTGGCAGTCAGACCCAACGACGATAACACCATTTTTCAATGTAACATTGACTCTGATATTATTCTCAGGATATGTTACTTTGAAGTCTGGGCTGTTCCTAGCGACTCCAGCAAGAATAATCCCGTGTTTTTCCTCAATCTTCCTGCGTCTTGCGTTTACGTTTCTTTCAGTAATTCCTAGTATTTTTGATAACTCTACTACCGAACCGTGTTTATTCCACAGACCTATAAACTCTTGGTCTGTGCAAGATCGTTTTCGCATGATCCCCTCTAGTTAGAAAATCGATGAAATTCCCCACACCAGTCATCCCTGCCAACCACAGGGAAAGTGCTTTCATAATCATCGTCACCCGTATTAATTAAGGTTGGCGGGTAACGTCTGCAATAGCCTAGATTTTCTTTTGGCTCACATTCAAAAAATGAGCAGGATTGGCAAGCTGGCATCCAATCTTCTTTTTTTTTAGGCATTACAATTTATTACCTTTATATTCTGGTTCGACATCAAGAAGCTGGAACGAATCAACGTGCCATGTCTTGTTTTCACCAGTCTCAAAAACTACAAGAATCGCGTTATTTCTTCGTGTCCAGCAAAACCTAACGTAGGACTCAGTACCAAAGGCATAGCCATCATTCATGCCCCTAGCACCACAATACTGGTCTCTCGTCGTAATGACAGTCCAACCACCAGCATTATTCTGGAAACCTGCTGCTTCTTCTGCAAAACTATAACAACTAATTAGCGATAAGACAACAGCAAGTTTCTTCATGCTAGCCTCCTAAATAAAGGGCTTTCTCGTCGTTTCGCCTCTTTACAAGGCCCGGTAAAACTTTACCTCCACCCTTTGTGTACTTTAGGAACTCGT